AAATTAACAGAAAGAATACCACAGCCAACGGGTTGGCGAATATTAGTTATGCCTTACATGGGCAAAGAAAAAACTGAAGGTGGTGTTTATGTTCCAGATCCAGTAAGAGAAAGAGAAGCGAGAGCCACAGTTACAGCATATGTAGCTAAAGTGGGGCCTTTGGCATATAAAGATATTGACAAATTTGGAGAAGACGGAGCTTGGTGTAAGGAAGGCGACTGGGTTTGTATTGGTCGTTACGCTGGGTCACGATTCCAGATAGAGGGTGGGGAAGTTAGAATAATCAATGACGATGAAGTCATTGCAACCATTGTCGATCCTGACGACATCAAATCATACGGAGTATAGTATGCAAGAAGATGTAAAAGTCGAAGAAGCCGAAGAAGAAGGTCAAGAAATTGAACTAGAAACAAAGGAAGAAACTACAGATGAAGTCACTGTTGAAACAAAAGATAAAGAAAAATCTGATGATTCTGATGACTTGTCTGAATATTCTGAATCTGTCAAGAAACGTATCAGCAAACTTACGAACAGATTTCGTGAGGAAGAAAGACAGAGACAAGCTGCTGTCGAATATGCTGAAGCCGTAAAAAAACAAAATGAAGAACTAAAATCTAGAATAGATAAATTAGATACAACTTATGTTGGGGAGTTTGACACAAGGCTTCAATCTCAATCTATTGCAGCTAAAGAGGCATACAAGAAAGCATTAGAAGAAGGTAATGCTGATGCTATGTACGAAGCCCAGCAGAATATTTCTAGAATAGCTATGGAAGAGGCTCGTCTGAATCAATTAAAGGCAGACAGAGAAGCTAAAACAAAAGAAGTTGAGCAACCTCAAGCACAACAACCTCAAGCACAAGCACAACAACCTCAAGCTAGACCAGATCCGAAAGCAGAAGATTGGGCTAAGAAAAACACATGGTTTGGGCAAGACAACACCATGACTTATGCTGCTTTTGGTTTACATAAGCAATTAATTGAGGAAGAGGGGTTTGACCCAAACTCAGATGAGTATTATAATGAACTAGATAATAGGATTAGATCAGAATTTCCGCATAAATTTCAGGAAACTCCGAAAAAATCCTCAGCTCCCAGAGTCGCCTCTGCTGGGACAACGGCTTCAAAGTCGTCATCACCAAAGGGACGCAGAACAGTCAAGTTGACTGCTTCGCAGATTGCTATTGCGAAACGGCTGAATGTTCCGCTTGAAGAATATGCTAAATATGTGAAGGAGTAAAAACATGGCAGACAAAAGAATATCACGAGAGAATGAGTCTCGTGCAAAGACCCCGGCAAGAAGAAAACCGTGGGCACCTTCATCAAAGCTGGCAATGCCAGAAGCACCCGCTGGGTACAAACATCGTTGGATCAGAACTCATTTAAGAGGTGAAGATGATAAAACGAATATGCACTCAAGACTTCGGGAAGGCTGGGAACCAGTAAGGGCGGATGAGTATCCAGATTCTGGAGACATGTATCCAACCATTGAAGAGGGTAAGAATGCAGGGGTAATCGGTCAAGGTGGTTTAATGCTTGCTCGAATACCAGAAGAAACGGTACAAGAAAGAACTGAATATTATCGGGACCAGACCCGCAACCAGATGAAAGCCGTGGATGAAAACCTAATGAGGGAACAACATCCCTCGATGCCAATCCATACGGATAGGCAAAGTCGTGTATCTTTCGGTGGGAAACCAAAGCCCTCCGAGTAACTATAATGAAGCAAAAGGAGCTTAAAAATGGCTAATGTAAACGTAAAGTTTGGATTAAAGCCGATTAGTGTAATTGGTGGTGGCATCAATTCTACTAATCAGTATTTTATCAAAGCCGATGCTTCAGCGATTTTTCAGGGTTCTCCAGTTGAAGTCGAGTTGACAGGTGGAACCGCAGCAATAATTACAACTGCCGATGGAGATGGAAAACAACTCCTTGGCGTTTTTGCTGGATGTGAATACGTTGATGCATCAACAGGTAAACTAACTTTTAAGAATTACTGGGCAGGATCAGGAACAGCTGATGCTAACTATGATATTAAATGTTTTGTTTACGATAACCCAATGCAAAAATTTATTATTGCATCAGATGGTACAAATACAGACAGAGCAACTGCAAAGGCAGACATATTCAAGACTGCAACATTTGCAACTGCAACAGCTGGAAATACAACCACTGGTTTATCAAGTGCAATGATAGATATATCAACAGCAGAAAACACAGACCCATCAAATCCTTTGATGATTGTTGGTTTACATGAAGATGTAACTAACGCTGATCACTCTGCTGCAGGTATCTCTTACATTGTTAAAATTAACAATCATGTGTACGCCGCTTCTAGTGGTGACGCTGACGCTGCTATAGCATAAGGAGTTTTAATTATGGCAATTTCAAGAGCACAACTCGCCAAAGAATTAGAGCCTGGTTTAAACGCCCTCTTTGGTATGGAGTATAATAGGTATGAAGGTCAACATGCCGAAATCTTTGACACCGAGTCATCTGACAGAGCGTTTGAAGAAGAAGTAATGTTGAGCGGATTTGGAGCTGCACCGACTAAAGCAGAAGGTAACGCAGTGACATTTGACGATGCAAATGAGGCTTATACTGCAAGGTATAACCATGAGACAGTTGCAATGGCGTTCTCAATAACAGAAGAAGCCGTAGAGGATAACCTTTATGACAAAATTTCTTCTCGTTACACAAGAGCACTTGCAAGATCTATGGCACATACCAAGCAAGTAAAAGCAGCAAATGTGTTGAATAATGCATTCGATACAACTGTAACAGGTGGTGACGGAAAAGCATTATGTGTGACAGATCACCCATTAACAAATGGTGGTACACTAGATAATGTTGCAGCAGCAGATCTTAACGAAACATCTTTAGAAGATGCTTTAATTTCTATCGCAGGTTTTACAGATGAGCGTGGATTAATCATTGCTTTAAGAGGCATGAAGTTAATTATACCTCGTCAGTTACAATTTGTAGCAGAGAGATTAATGGCAACTAACTTAAGAGTGGCAACAGCAGATAACGACATCAACGCTATCAAGTCAACTGGTATGTTACCAAATGGCTATGTAGTGAATGATTTCTTAACTGATACTGATGCTTTCTTCATTAAGACAGATGCTCCAAACGGATTAAAGCATTTCGAAAGAATGCCTTTAGCAACAGCTATGGATCCAGACTTTGAGACAGGAAACATGAGATATAAAGCAAGAGAGAGATATTCTTTCGGCTTCTCAGATCCTCGTGCAGTGTTTGGTTCACCAGGAGCGTAAGCTTAAATTACAATTTAACGAAAAGGGCAGTTACATACTGCCCTTTTTTGTGTATAATAAACTAACCTTGACAGTTACATGGTGTAACTGACATTTGCCACGACAAGGAGATTTAAATGGCTAATACAACTTTCTCGGGTCCAGTCCGATCCGAATCTACAATTAAAGCAGTAAGCAAGAATGCTACTACTGGCGTAATCACAGAAGTAACAACATATGGTGGAGCACCAGTTGCTTTAGGTGATGAAGATAAAACACTTGATAATGCCACACATAGTGGAAGAGTTTTAGTGGTTCCAGCAGTAACAGCTAACCGTACAATTACACTTCCAAGTCCAGTTGCTGGAGCTAACTTTAAATTAATTTATGGTGGTGCAGCGACAGAGACAGAGAACTTAATTATTGACTCTGGATCAGACACTAACTTTTTCATTGGTGGTATACAGCACTTAGACACTAACGCTGATAACGTAGCTGTTTATTCAGATGGAAACTCAAACTCAAAAATAACATTAGTAGATTTTGGTGCAATGGAAATAAACATTACAGCCAAAGATTCAACTAACTGGTATGTTTGGGGTAATGTACTTTCTGCTACTGTACCAACATTTGGTGATCAATAATAGGAGGTTAATATGGCAGGGTCAGTTTCTGACGTAAAAGCCTTTAACCACGACCAAGGTGATGCCGCTGCGGTTGTAGGTCCAACAAGGTCAAGAATAAGACAGCTTGTAATTTTTGGAAATGCTGCTGGAGCATTAACAATTACCGATGGAAGCGGAGGAGCAACATTATTGACTCAAAGTTTCCCTACGGGATTACATACATTAAACATTCCTAGTAATGGAATATTAGCAGAAAACGGAGCATATGTATCCGCTTTTACTGGCACTGGTAACAAAATAACCTTATTTTTATCATGACAAGAAAAGCAGATAAACAGCCTCCAAAAACAAAAAAGTATTTCCGCTCCACTAAGTCTGGAGCGGGAATGACTAAAGCAGGTGTTGCTCGATATAGAAGAGAGAACCCTGGGAGTAAGTTAAAAACAGCTGTTACTGGCAAAGTCAAAAAAGGTAGTAAGGCTGCAAACAGACGCAAATCCTATTGTGCAAGATCAGCAGGGCAAATGAAAAAGTTCCCTAAAGCTGCAAAGAATCCTAATAGTCGTTTGAGACAAGCTAGAAGAAGGTGGAAGTGCTAATGAATATGAAGGAAATAGCAACAGGTGTATCTATCGTTTTGTTTGCAGGTGCTATTGGATGGACTATGCAAACTCTCATTGAGGTAGATAAAAGAACTGCTATTATGGCAGAGAAAGTTTCTGAAAATCATAAGATGATTAAACCTTTGTGGGAAGATTTTATAAGAAGGAGCAAACCGAATGGCAATCTTGCGAAGCTCGATGACGAAACAGATAACAAAGCCTGGTTCAAGTGGAAATAAAAAAAAGAAAAGAAAGAGAAATAATAAAAGGAAGTCCTGTTAAATATTGTTTGGATTGTGGGCACAGAAAATGGTCTTGTAAGTGCTACAGAGTAACGGGATTCGAGGAGTTAAGAAATGCCAAAAGACGCATGTTATCACAAAGTAAAAGCAAGATATAAAGTTTTTCCATCCGCCTATGCATCGGGTGCTATTGCAAAATGTAGAAAAGTAGGTGCAGCAAATTACGGAAACAAATCAAAGAAAGCAGATGGCGGTATCATGGATAAACAAGCCGTTATCAAAGCATCAAATGGTAAAGTATATAGAAAAAGAAAAGCAAAAGATCCACGGATCGCAAGAGGTTGTGGTGGTGTTTTAAATGAAAGACGAAAGAAAACGAAGTATTCATAATGGCAGTAAGAAAGACAAAATCAGGACTAGCATTGAAACGATGGTTCAAGGAGGGCTGGAAAGATGTTAAAACGGGTAAGCCATGTGGTAGGAAAAAGGGCGAGAAAAGGGGTACGCCTTATTGTCGCCCAAGTAAAAGGGTGTCTTCAAAGACTCCGAAAACTGCTTCGGAGATGACTTCTGCTGAAAAACGTAGTAGAATAAGACAAAAGAATAAGTTAGGTCAACCAGCTGGTGCACCTAGAAGAGTTAAGTCTCTTAGGAGAAAGAAATAAATGGCAACATCAAATTCAAGAGATTTCGACTTAGATGTCGGTGAGATAATAGAAGAGGCGTATGAGCGTTGTGGCTTAGAAATGAGAACTGGCTACGATGCCAAGACTGCTAGACGTTCATTAAATCTTATGTTTGCTGATTGGGCAAACAGAGGACTGAACATGTGGACAGTTACACAAGACACCAAGACTATTACTTCTGGTACAGCAACTTATTCTTTTGATGCTACTTATGTTGATCTCTTGGAAGTTGTTTTAAGAAATAGCAGTGGTACAGACTTTACTTTAACTCAAATGAGCAGAAGTGAGTATTTAACTATTCCTAATAAGGCAAGCACTGGTCAACCGAGCCAGTATTTCTTTGACAGACAAGTTACTCCAACCATAACTTTGTGGTCAACACCTGATGCTACATATACATTAGTTTATTATTATGTAAGTCGTATTCAAGATGCAGATGCATTAGTTAACAATGCAGACGCTCCATTTAGATTTCTTCCTTGTATGGTAGCAGGTCTTGCTTATTACTTAGCTATGAAGAAAGCACCAGAGAGAGTACAACTATTGAAAGCCGTATATGAAGAAGAGTTTCAAAGAGCCGCAGCCGAGGATGCTAATAGCACTCCTTTAAAATTAACACCTAGCATGACATACTATAGTTACTGATATGACAAATATAATAGAAACAAAATTTGGAACCTTAGTTAATACTAGTAAGATAGCTTCTGGTAGTGCTTCAACAATAAAAAAGTCTGGAGCTTTTTATAACTTTTCTATCAAGCTAAGTAATGATGATATTCGTGAATATTCTTTTACAGACAGACAAAGAGCAGAGAATATGAGAAAGATTCTAATTAGCCATTTAGAAGAAAAAATCAAGATGGATTATAAGAAGCATGGCTAGATTTGCAATAGGTAGAAAAGCATGGGGATATTCAGATCGATCTGGATTTCGTTATCGCTTAAAAGAAATGAAGACAGAATGGAATGGTTTGAAGGTTGGCCCCGATGAGTATGAGGCTAAACACCCACAATTAGAGCCTAACCACCCTGGTCCAGATCCAACAGCCTTGTACCAACCACGAGTGGATGGAAGGTCAGAAGTGACCGTAGAGAATCTTCTCGGATTAAATCCATTCACGAGTACAGCTAGTAGTGCAGTGATT